TTAAATCATCGCGATACAATTTTTAAGTGACTGAAAAACATCCAAATTTATTGGCCGTTTTTCATCCAAAACACTTGACCGCTTACAGCTCTTAATCCGACTATGAGTTTTACGAATGGTGATTTGGAAAGACTTCCATATTTATTTAATATCGAACGGAAAGAGCAAATTACAGGTATTGTCACCGCCAACATCTCCATCTCCCGCGCCGACTGGGACTCCTTTGAAACCTCATGGGAATTCAAACACCACCCGCTCATCAACGGCGAGCGCACAGTTGCCGAGGCTTACAGCAAATGGAAAGAAGAAGCAAATAATCGCTTCGACACTCTCAAGGCCAACGAGGAAGAACTTAACCGCATATTCATCGACATCTACGGCCTGCAGGACGAACTCACGCCCGAAGTCGAGGATAAGGATGTGACTGTCCACCGCATTTACGACAGTAAAGAAGACATCCCTGAATCCATGGCAGGGAGCAGATACGCCTTGACAAAACAGGACGTTATCAAATCCTTTGTCAGCTATGCCGTGGGCTGCATGTTCGGGCGGTATTCGCTGGACGTCGAGGGGCTGGCCTTTGCGGGCGGCTGTTTCAGTGATCAGTGGGTAGTGGTTAGTGGTCAGTATTATAGAAAAGAGGTTTTGAAAAAATATGGCTGTACAGCATTATCAGGATCTGATTGTGTGGCAGAAAGCGATGGCTTTAGCGAAAGAGGTTTATCGTATAGTCAAGAAACTTCCGAAAGAGGAACTATATTCCCTGTCAGAACAGATGAGACGGGCGGCAGTATCGATTCCGTCGAACATAGCGGAGGGTCAGGCAAGGAACTCGACAAAGGAATTTATTCAATTTCTGTCGGTGGCACGCGGTTCGAAAGCGGAAATTCAGACGCAACTAATGCTGTGCGTAGAAATTGGATACCTTGTAAATACAGAGATATTGGAAGCAATGCAATTATCGGAAGAAGTGGGGAAAATGCTGTCTGCCCTTATTCAAAAACTGACTGCTGCCCACTAATCACTAACCACTATCACGTTGACGCAGACAACGTGATCCCCATCTGCGACGACGAGTATTTCGACGACGACATCGTGGGGCGGTTTGTCGAGTTCGTCCGCGTGGTTTATGGTGCTGAAACTTTAGAAGAAAATTTAAAATTCATCGCCGACGCTCTGGGCGGCAGGGGTACACCGCGCGAGGCAATCCGCAGCTATTTCTTGAACAATTTTTACAAAGACCACTGCCGGACCTACCAGAAGCGCCCGATATACTGGCTGTTTGACAGCGGCAGGAAAAACGGCTTTAAAGCACTTATCTATCTGCACCGCTATTCCCGTGACCTGCTCGCCAAGCTGCGTACGGACTACGTCCATGAACAGCAGGAACGCTACCGCACTCAGCTTTCCCACATAGCTGTTGCTTTGAACTCCACAACGGGTGCAGAGCGCGTGCGGCTCCTCAAACAGCAAGACAAACTGACGGAGCAGCTAAAAGAAATATCTGAATTTGAAGAGAAAGTACACCACCTGGCCGACCAGAACATTGAGATTGACCTGGACGACGGGGTGAAGAAGAACTACGCTATTTTTGCCGACGTGTTGGCAAAGATTTAGGAGGACACTATGCTGTCAGAAACCATAAGACAGAGGCTTGCGGAACGGTTTGCCGCACCCTTGCCGGAATATCACAAACGCCGCATTGTCTTCTGGCGCGATGAGGAAGGCGAATTCGCCGATGCGGTCGATGAACTCGACCTCCCCGGGGTAAATATTGTCAAACTCACCGGCACGAACAACTTTGCCGTCAAGAAACTGCTCTCATCGGACGATCTGACGGGAGACTACCTTATCTACGACCCGCTGTCATATGCCAAAGACCAAAAAGACGACTGGCTGCTGGACATAAAGTTGTACAGCGAGGAATTCCGGGCTGACCTCGTGTCGCTCCAGATGGAGGAATTATCTGTTGAGCAGTCCTCAGCCATGCGCAAGACTATGAAACTGTACGCCAAATTCCTCAGCAATAAAGAACGCAGGGCCAGGCTGCGCCGTATCGGGCGTACCTACCAGACGCCGCTTCAACTGCACCTTGACATTATGGCAGTGCTGTGCGGGCTTAACGGCGGTTCGGCCCAGGATGTAATCATCGCTGTTTTGTCGGCAGGCTTGGATAAAGCAAGCAACGATGCGCTGATTAATATCGAAAAGCATGGCAGCATCGAGGCCTTCTGGCAGCTTGTGCAGAAGTACACCGGCTATGTCCACGCAGACGAACGCCCGCTTGCCGACCTGGCCGCCCATATCCTCATCACCGCCCTGTCGCAGACGATGCCCGTTTCCGCTTTGCGCGGTCTGGAACGCTTTATTTCTGAATCCGGCAAGGCCTACTGCTACCAACTGGTCCACGAATGGCAGCAGAGCGACGGCAGCAGTGATTTGTTAGAAATCTGCCGCCATGTTGAACATGAACTGCGCTTAGCTGACCGCTTTGACAAGATTGATATAAACCTCCTAATAAAAAGTGACACCTTCCCCTCCATTAATGAAAGCATACTGAAGCGGTTCTTTCTTGAGATTGGCGAGAATGTCATCAAGGCGGAAGACATCATCACAGTGGTCGACAACCGCCGCACTGCCGCCTGGTATGCCCTGACGAAAGACTACTTCGAAAGCCTTTACTATATCGCCATGATGCAGGAGTTCTATCTGGCGCATATTGACGGCTTCCATATTGTTGAACCCGCGAAAGTCTGGAAACTCTACACCACTGACGCTTACGAGATGGACAGCCATTACCGGCACTTCCATTGGCATTTCGGCAATACGCTGAAAGACCCGAACGCTCTCTTGGAGGACGCTTTGAAGAAATGTTCCGATGTGGTGGAAGGTTTGTACCGTGAATGGTTTTTGAAGCAGCTCACCCAGACCTGGACAAAAGCCATAGCGGGCGATCTGGCTTCGCTTGGTTATGTTTCGGAGATAAATGAACAGCGCAGATTCTACAGCCGTTATGTATTGCCGAACGTGAGCAAAAGCAGCCGCGTGTTTGTGGTGATATCAGACGGCTTGCGCTATGAAGTTGCCGCTGAACTCCTAGAGTCCCTCAACCACCATACCAGGGGTAGGGCGAAGCTGGAGGCGATGCAAGCGGTCTTCCCAAGTATCACGAAATTCGGTATGGCGGCGCTCCTGCCCGGAAAAGAAATGTCGGTGAACAACAAAATAGATGTGTTTGTCGACGGAAACGCGACCGTCAGCACGGCGCAGCGCGGCATGATACTGAATGCCGCCAACCCTGAAAGTGTAGTCATAACTTTCGAGGAACTGCTCCGGATGAAAAAACAGGAGCGCCGTGACCTGGTTGCCGGCAAGGAAATCATCTATATCTATCACAACGCGATCGATACGATTGGCGATAAGCCGGCCACCGAAACGAAGGTGTTTGAGGCTTGTAAGACGGCAATTGATGAATTGACCGCCGTGGTTAAGATTATGGTAAATGACCTGAGCGCAGCAAACATATATATCACCTCCGATCACGGCTTTCTATATACCTATAAACCGCTTGACGAGAGCCAGAAAATCAGCCGTCAGACCTTTGCGGGCGAAGTATACGAACTGGGCAGGCGCTACGCTCTGACTGCCATAGATACGAGCGCCGACTACCTGCTGCCTGTCAGGATGGATCAGACGCTCGGTGGTATTCCGATAAAAGGTTATGCGCCGCAGGATACTGTCCGTATTAAAGTGCAGGGCGGCGGCGAGAACTATGTCCATGGCGGCATCAGCCTGCAGGAGATGGTCATTCCCGTCATCGTCTATAAGGGTATGCGGGCCGGTTACAAAGAATACGTCGAGGTGCAGAACCCCGGGCTTTCACTCATATCCGAAAGCCGCAAGGTGACCAACCTGATGTTTTCTCTCGACTTTTTGCAAAAGCAGCCGGTAGGCGACAAGGTTCAGCCATGTAATTATAGGCTGTATTTTATCGACGATGAGGGCATTCCCGTCAGCGATTCCCAGACAGTGATTGCTGACAGGGCGAGCGCCAATGCGTCTGACCGTGTGTTCCGGATGAGGTTCACATTGAAGCAAATGCAATACAATCGCCATAAAACCTATCGCCTTGTCATTGCCAATGACATCGATGCGCCCGAAGAGGTCGAGTTTCGCATTGACATAGCCTTTGCGGATGATTTTGGCTTTGACCTGTAACAAGGAGGGCTTTTTAATGAACCAGGAATCGGCTCAGTATATACCGGGTATAGATGATCCCAATGAAGTTATTAACCGGAAACTGCGTGCACACTTCGATGGTAGGATTGTTCGCAAAGACCTGACTAAGGCCATCAAGGAAGGAGCGAACGTGCCTGTTTATGTCCTGGAATTTTTGCTGGGGCAGTATTGCAGTTCCGATGACCCCAATATAATCGAAGAAGGTATGAGAAATGTCAAGCGCATCCTGACAGAGAACTTCGTTCGTCCTGACGAAGCCCAGAAGGTGCTTTCCAGCCTGCGCGAACGCGGCAGTTATACCATCATTGACCGTATAACCGTCAGCTTGAATATAAAACTTGACCGCTACGAAGCCGACTTTTCCAACCTAGGCATCAGGAATATCCCCATCTCGTCTGACTATGTATCAAAGTATGACCGGCTGCTCTGCGGTGGCATTTGGTGCATTGTGGGGTTGGAGTATGAGTACATAGAGGAAGATAAGAAGTCTACACCCATTCGTATCGTGAAATTAACGCCCATTCAAATGCCGCACATCGATATGGACGAAATCAAGAACGGCCGCCGAGCCTTTACCAAGAATGAGTGGATAACCGTTCTGCTCCGTTCTACAGGAATAGAAGCTGACCGTTTCACCTACCGGGAGAAGTGGCTGCAGCTCGCCCGTATGCTTCCGCTCATTGAGAACAACTTCAACCTTTGCGAGCTGGGACCCCGCAGCACCGGAAAATCTCACCTTTACAAAGAAATCTCGCCGAATAGTATCCTGGTTTCCGGCGGGCAGACCACGGTCGCCAATCTCTTTTACAACATGGCAAGCAAGCAAGTGGGGCTTGTCGGGCTATGGGACTGCGTTGCTTTTGACGAGGTAGCTGGGATCACCTTCAAGGATAAAGACGGTGTGCAAATTATGAAGGACTATATGGCTTCCGGCTCATTCGCCAGAGGCAAGGAGGAAAAAGCGGCTTCCGCTTCAATGGCTTTTGTGGGGAATATTAATCAAAGCGTGGATGTTCTATTGAAAACTTCGCACCTGTTTGATCCGTTTCCCGAAGCGATGGCGTATGATACGGCATTTCTCGACCGTATACATTGTTATATTCCTGGTTGGGAAATCCCGAAGTACCGGCCTGAATCATTCACCAACGAATACGGTTTCATTACCGATTACCTGGCTGAATTTATGCGTGAAATGCGGAAAGAAACCTTCGGCGATTCTTTCGAAAAATATTTCCGGCTCGGCACTAACCTAAACCAGCGTGACGTCATCGCCGTTCGTAAAATTGTATCCGGCTTTACCAAGCTGCTCTACCCGAACGGCGAATTTACCAAGGAAGATATAGAGGAAATTCTTATCTTTGCTCTGGAAATGCGCCGTCGCGTCAAGGAACAGTTAAAGAAAATCGGCGGCATGGAGTTCTACGATGTGAACTTTTCCTACATTGACAACGAAACCTTTGAAGAACGTTACGTTTCTGTGCCGGAACAAGGGAGCGGCAGGATAATCCCCGAAGGCTTGACTAACCCCGGTACTGTCTATACCATTTCGCAGGGTAAGAGCGGTATGATCGGCGTGTACCGCCTTGAAACGCAGATGCTCCCCGGCAATGGAAAGTTTGAACGTACCGGGCTAGGATCTGATCGTGACGCCAAAGAAGCCACAAACACTGCATTCAACTATTTGAAAGCGAACGGCAGGCAAATTAGTGCCTCCATCAGCACAACCACGAAAGACTATATTGTTAATTATCAAGACCTTAATGGTATCGGCATGACGAAATACCTGACCCTGCCGACGGTGATTGCCCTAGCATCCTGTGCCTTGAACAAGCCGGCGCTATCAAGCCTTGCGGTAGTGGGCGATATCAGCATTAGTGGTACTATCCTCAAAGTTGAGGAATTAGCTAGTGTTTTGCAAGTCTGCCTTGATGCTGGAGCCAAAAAGATTCTGATACCAATAACATCCGCCGCCGAACTTGGAAGTGTTCCGGCAGACCTCATTGGCGCGTTCAGCCTGATATTTTACAGCACCCCGCAGGAGGCCGTGTTCAAAGCTCTGGGTGTGGAGTAAGAATTTATTGACCTTTGAACGTCAAGGTGGACGATGCCGGTGACACGCTTCTTAGATGACTGAAGGTTACTTGTTTGGCATATCCTTAAGTTTAGTTGCCAAGTAGGCAATAAAAACCATGAAGCAATGAACAGGCATGACAATGCTTGACCCAGAGAACTTATAATAATGACGACAGCCGCACAAGCTAAGTTTTATACTGTATTCAAAGAAAAAATCATCAAAAGCGGAAACAGTATGCCTGCTTATGGAGGCTCAAAAAAGAGCTTACATGAACCCAGATTATTAGGGTTTTGTGTATAGCTCTTTTTTTATTGTCTAAATTCCTGCCACAAAGCCGCTTTTTAGCCTTAACCCTCAACTTTTACCTCATCTCAAGGCTAAGGGGTAGGAGGGGGCAGTACATAAAAGCCCTTAGAGAGAGGTAAAGAACATGAACCACAACTTAAAAATCAGCATTACAAAAAATCCGCAGCTTGGCGGGATTGTCTTCTATCGAAATGTCACCTTAATAGAGCGGTTTCTTCGTTTCTTGCTTGGAGACAAGCAGAGACTTACGATTCTTGTTCCGGGTGACACCGTGCGGGAAGTTGCCATCTGTGAGATTAAAGGAGGCAAGCTGAATGAACAAAACAGGTGATTTATCCATAGCGGTTACTCCGTGCCGATGGCTATGATTGCGCGTATTATAAAAAAGACTAAAAAAATGTGTTGTGAAACCGTCCGATTCGGCACGTTTTCTTGACATATAGAGAAAAAGGCACAAAAAATGACAGTCATGGTACTCAAATAGCATAAAACTGTCCTGTGAATTTTAGAAGGCGTTAATGCCTTCAAGATTGGAGGAATTGCAATGAAAGAACTTGTTCCCAAAGACAAATATGGAGTATTTGCGGATACCAACGATACCGCCCGAGTAGATAGCCGGTATGTGGCGCAGTTCTTTGAAAAAGAACACAAAAACGTTCTGGCGGACATAAGAAAAATACTATCCCCCGCTTCAGGAGTAACTGAAGAGTTTGGTCGGCTAAATTTTCAGCCGACCTCCTATACGGATGGATGGAACAGAAAACAGCTTGCTTATATGCTGACCCGCGATGGTTTTACCATGCTGGTTATGGGGTACACCGGCAAAAAGGCAATGCGGTTCAAAGAACTTTATATCCGGCGCTTCAATGAGATGGAAACCTTTATCAAAACCCTTGTCACTGCCCGTAAGGATTTTCCGCTGCTGACGGAAAATATCCGGCTGCTGCATGAAAATCCCAAACCATATCACTTTAGCAACGAATGTGACATGATTAACCGCATTGTTACCGGAATGACGGCAAAACAGTTCAGAGAAGCTCACGGGCTGGAAAAAGGCACAAGTATTCGTCCTTACTTAACTGATGACCAGGTCCGGATGCTAGAGGCGCTGCAAAAGGTTGATATCGGTCTGTTGGTGGCCGTGCCGGATTATGAACAGCGCAAGCGCTATTTGGAATGGTACAAAACAAAGTTAATGGAAAAAACGGCGTAAAAGTGAGGAGGCTATTCAAATGTTTTATGTCAAAGCGCAGATCCATGACGGAAATGTGTTTACCCGATGTCCCGGATGTGGCAGAGCTGATGGCTTTGAATGCCAGTTTTATAAAAAAGACTGAGGAGGTTCAATATGAACGAGTTAACTGTATTCAACTACGAAGGTAAGAATATCCGGACTGTCCAGCGTGACGGGGAAACATGGTGGGTTCTAAAGGATATCTGCGATGTACTTGAGCTTTCGAATCCCAGTATGATTGCAGATAGGTTGGACGAGGACGAGCAAATGAAAGTTGACCCTAAACAATACTTAGGGTCACGCAGCAATGAGCCAATTACAGTTATCAGCGAAAGCGGTCTTTATAACGTTATCCTGCTCTCCCGTAAACCTGAAGCGAAGAAGTTCAAACGCTGGGTAACCCATGAAGTTCTTCCTGCGATTAGAAAGCATGGACTTTATGCAACCGATGAGCTTTTAGCCAATCCGGACTTTTTGATTAAAGCATTACAAGAACTTAAGGCTGCAAGAGCCCAAAATGCCCAGCTGGTAACCACTATTAAGGTTCAAACCCAACAGATTGCCGAAATGAAGCCCAAAGCTAGCTATTACGACGTAATTTTAAATTGCAAGGATGCCGTGGCTATATCCGTCATTGCCAAAGATTACGGGAAATTAGGGAAATGGCTGAATAAATACCTGCATAAACTTGGCGTGCAGTATCGGCAAGGCGACATCTGGCTTTTATATCAAAAATACGCGGAGAAGGGGCTAACCTGCACCAAAACGCACAGCTTTCTTGCAAACGACGGAACCGTTCATTCAAATATTCATACCTACTGGACCCAAAAAGGACGGATCTTCATTTATGAACTCTTAAAAGGCCACGGAATTTTGCCGCTCATTGAGCAAAACCTGCAAGCCGAGGTGATATAACCATGGACAAGCGCAACAACAATTACTACCCAGACCCTACCGCTGCCAAAGCTTTAGCCAACATCGCCAAGGCGGAGAAAGCCCTTCACTCCCGCCGACCGCTCATCTATGTCGCATCACCCTTTGCCGGCGACATCGAGCGCAACGCCGAGCGGGCGCGGGGCTACTGCCGGTTTGTCATCAGCCGTGGCGGCATCCCGTTTGCCCCACACCTTCTGTTTCCGCAGTTTTTGGACGAAAATGACCGCGAAAGCCGCGAGCTAGGGTTATCCTTTGCGCTCAAATGGCTTGGAAAATGCGATGAACTCTGGGTGTTTGGCGAGCGGATCAGCAGCGGCATGAACCGGGAAATTGCCAAAGCAAGAAAACACGGGCTGCCTATCCGGTATTTCAGCAGCCGCTGCGAGGAGGTAACGGCCTATGGACAATCTCGTTAAGATAGCAGTCTGCAATCGTAAGACAGATAAAAAATATAAAAACCTGGAGAGGCCGTGGAGTTACCTCAAAGAACGAAACCGCAGCCCAGTGCGCACCTCGGAAACGGCAGAAGAATACCCCAAACTCCCCAAAGCCGAGCGCGATGCGGCCAAAGACCATGGCGGCTTCGTGGGTGGCTGGCTAAAGGGCGGCATCCGTAAGAACGGAAACGTCCTCTGCCGCACCCTTGGGGCGCTCGATGCGGACAAAATCCCAGCCGATACCGACTTTCCGGCCCTGGTAAAACAAGCCCTTGCCGGCAACGATTATTTTATCTACTCTACCCACAGCCATACACCCGCAGCGCCGCGCTACCGGATTGTCATCCGGCTGGGGCGTGAAGTAACCGAAGACGAGTATCCGGCGCTCATGCGGATGGTGGCCAAACAAATTGGCCTGGACTACTTTGACGACACCACCTACCAAGCTAACCGCATGATGTACTGGGCCTCTTGCCCGGCAAACGCCGACTTCTTCTTTGCCGAAAATGACGGCGAGCCGCTTAATCCAGATACCTATCTTGCGATGTATGAAGATTGGCGGGATGTAACCCAATGGCCGCTATCATCCCGGGAAAGTGAAGTAAAGCAGCGCGAAAAGGCCGAGCAGCAAGACCCCTTAGGCAAAGCCGGCATCGTCGGCGCCTTTTGCCGGGCCTATTCGATTGAAGATGCAATAGAGGTGTTTTTAGGCGACATCTACGAGCCGTCAGTTACTCTTGGCCGCTATGACTACATTCCCGCCGACAGTACCGCCGGGGTTGTGCTATATGAAGGCAAATGGGCATATTCCCACCATGCTACTGACCCGGCCTCAGGCAGGCTCCTTAATGCCTTTGACCTTGTGCGCATCCACAAATTCGGCGATCTTGACGAGAAAGCGTCATATAAGGCGATGTGCGAGTTTGCCGTTAAAGACGAGCGGGTCAAAGCGCACTTGGCTGAGGAGCGCCGGGCGCAAGCAAAAAGCGAATTTGTGGATGACGCCAATTGGCAGAAACAGCTTGAACTGGAGAAATCCGGTGCGGTTAAGGACTGTTTTGGCAACTTCCTGCTCATTTTGAAACATGACCCTAAATTACGTGGCATCGTATTCAATCAACTAAAAAATAGCGTGGATGTTCGCGGCGGGGTTCCTTGGCAGCGGTTTAAATCCGGTTGGAGCGAGACCGATGCCGCCAAACTGTATGAATACCTGCAAAATAACTACGGCATATACTCGCCGACCAAAACGGACAATGCTGTTATCGCGGCAGCCGCTACCCGGCAGTTTCATCCAATACGGGAATATTTGGACACACTTCCTGCCTGGGACGGCGTAAAAAGAGTCGAAACGCTGCTCATTGATTACTTCGGTGCACAAGATACGCCGTACACCAGAGCGGTTACAAGAAAAACTTTGGCTGCGGCCATCGCCCGCATTTACCAGCCAGGGGTTAAGTTTGACTACATGCTGGTAATCAACGGGGCAACAGGTCTTGGAAAGTCGACGTTTTTCAGTAAACTGGCCGGGGAATGGTTTTCCGACAGCCTGACCTTTGCCGACATGGGCAAAGGCAAAGACGCGCCGGAAAAGATACAAGGGTTCTGGATTATTGAAATCCCCGAACTTGCCGGCATTCGAAAAACCGATGTCAATAACGTTAAGGCGTTTTTATCACGTTGCGATGATAATTACCGTGCCAGCTACGGACGCACAACCGAAAGCCATCCGCGCCAATGCATTATCGTAGGCAGCACGAACAGCGAAAGCGCAGGTTTTCTTCGCGACGTGACTGGCAACCGCCGTTTTTGGCCGGTTAGGGTCAGTGGGAAAAATGCCCGGCGCGGCTGGGATGTTACCGATTCTGACGTTTTGCAAATTTGGGCGGAAGCAAAAACGATCTGGGAAAGCGGCGAGAAGCTTTATCTTGAGGGCGATATTGCCCAAATGGCTGCATGTGAACAAGCCGATGCCATGGAAGCCGATGAGCGGGAAGGCCTGGTACGCGAGTATCTGGACATGCTCCTTCCGGACAATTGGTATGAACTTGACGTATATAGCCGACGCGAATATGTCCGTGACCGGGATGACCTGCTCCGGCCGCCTGGCGTAAAACGGCGTGAGATGGTCTGCAACCTTGAGATTTGGTGTGAATGTTTGAATAAGAACCGTGAAGACATTAAGACGCGCGACAGCTATGAGATTACTGCCATCATGCAGAAAATGACCGAGTGGCGGCGTGGCGAAGGGAAAATCAGAATTAAAGGTTACGGCCCACAGAACGTGTGGGTTAGGAAAAATGATTGATATCGTCTTAAACTCAAGTGTTCCCAGCGTTCCAAGTGTTCCAAGAACAGGAACAGTGATAAACCCAGAAAAAACGCTATTTATTCAGTTGTGTTCCAAGTGTACCAAGATTTATATATGAGGTTATTGGTTATATAGGTATAGGTAGTATATACACACACGTATATACACGCGTATAGGGTGTATAAGGAATTTAGGGTACACTTGGAACGCTAAAATCCCCGGAAGCCTTAAAAATAAAGGCTGGAAGGCTGTTCTGACATCTGTTCCCAGCTGTGCACCGTTCCAGCGGAAATGAAAACTGAAAAACGCATGGAGTGAAAAATGAGAGAAAAATACACCGAACAAAAACTGGTCAAAGCCGTCAAGAAAGCCGGCGGCATTGCCGTGAAGCTCATATCCCCCGGTTTTGCTGGAATGCCAGACCGCCTGGTGGTTTTACCCATGGGGAGAATTGCTTTCGTGGAAGTGAAAGCCTATGGAATGAAACCCCGGCTGCTGCAGCGGAATCGGCATGAACTCTTAAGGCGGCTGGGGTGCCGTGTGTATGTCCTGGACAATGAGGAAGAGATACCTCGGCTGCTTGCCGAAATGACAAGAGACGGTGATGCCACCTGAAGTTTGTACCGCATGCTTATCAACAATATTCCATTGAATATATTCTAAGCCATCCAATAGCAGCGCTGTTTCTCGACTGCGGCTTAGGGAAAACCGTCATTACCCTTACCGCTATCTTCGACCTTGTTTTGGACAGCTTCCAAATCAGAAAGGTGCTTATTATTGCCCCGCTGCGCGTCGCCAGAGACACCTGGCCGGCAGAGATTGAAAAATGGGATCACTTAAAAGGCCTTACCTATGCGGTTGCGGTGGGAAGTGAAACTAAGCGCAAAGCAGCGCTCAAAGAAACAGCCGACGTTTACCTTATCAACCGGGAAAACGTCCCCTGGCTGATTGAAGAAAGCGGGCTGCCTTTTGACTATGACATGGTTGTTATCGACGAATTGTCATCCTTCAAATCCCATCAGGCCAAGCGGTTTAAAAGCCTGCTGAAGGTTCGGCCTAAAGTAAAGCGCATTGTCGGCCTTACCGGTACTCCGGCAGCTAACGGCCTAATGGACTTATGGGCTGAGTTTCGCCTGCTAGACTTGGGAAAGCGGCTGGGGCGTTTTATCGGAAACTACCGGAGTACCTACTTCCTACCGGATAAGCGAAACCAGCAGATTATATTTTCATACAAACCAAAGCCCGGCGCCGAAGAAGCTATTTACCGACAGATTTCAGACATCACTATCAGCATGAAAAATACCGACTATCTTAAGCTGCCGCCGCTGGTGATGAACGAAATATCCGTCAGGCTGTCGGCTGAAGAGTGGCGGCACTACCAAACGCTAAAAGACGAGATGGTGCTTTCCTTAGAAGGAAAGGAAATTGACGCCGCTTGCGCCGCCGCATTATCAAACAAATTGATGCAGATGGCTAACGGCGCGGTGTACGCTGAAACCGGCAGCGCCATAAAAATTCATGACCGCAAGCTTGATGCACTAGAAGACATCATCGAAGCAGCAAATGGCAAGCCGGTTTTAGTCGCCTATTGGTTCAAGCACGATCTTAAGCGGATATGTAAGCGCTTCCCTGCCGAGCAGCTCGACAGCGCGGATTCCATTAAGCAGTGGAATGCCGGTAAAATCCCGGTGGCGGTTATCCATCCGGCGTCAGCGGGGCACGGCCTGAATTTGCAAACAGGCGGCGCTGCCTTGGTATGGTTTAGCCTGACCTGGAGCTTGGAGCTTTACCAGCAGACAATCGCCCGGCTCTGGCGGCAGGGGCAGAAAGAAACGGTAGTGGTTCAGCACATCATTGTCAAAGACACAATCGATGAAGATGTAATGATGGCATTGGTTAAAAAAGAAGTTAGCCAGACAGCGCTACTTTGTGCAGTGAAAGCAAGAATTGGGAGGGACGAAAATGAGCATTGATGATATTGGGGCCAGAAGACTGATTGCCAGCATTTTGCAGAAAGCTTGCGACGACTATGCAAACGACAAAGGCTGCCCGGCATGGTGTACGTTTAAAGACAC